GACCTTCTGCTTTATCTAACCAACCCCCAAGTATTTTATGGTTATATTTCTTTATATTGTTTTGTTGTATTGTTTCTATACGTTGTAAAAAACTTTCGTTTAAGTTGTGTTCGTTGTCTAAGTAAGTTGAGTGTATATAACAGATGTCGTCTTTAATACCATTAAACCCTGCTTCTACACCTCTGTTTTCAAAGAACCTTTTATATATCCAATGTTCTTTTGTTGTAGGGTTAAGTATTAATACTATTCTGTTCTGTACTCCCTTTTCTCTAATTGATAGGTCTATAGTATCAAAAGTGTTTTCGTCTATTAGTTCTTCTGCTTCGTCAAGTACCCAACAACTAATACCTTGTAAAGACTTTAGACTTGCTGTCTGGTTTCCTGAAGAAGTTTTTATACCTCTAAATATAATATCGCTGTTTGTTTTAGTATTGACTACTTCGGACTTATTAATATTAAATATACTCGTAAAACCTAATAGTCCGATCTTTTCTAAAAACTCTGGTACAATACTTAGGTGTGCACTAATCATAGTATAACGAGTAAACAATACCCTAACACCTTTAGACATAGTTAGTAGTGTTAAGAATACAGTAACTGCAAAAGACTTACCAGAACCTCTACCACCTGTAACTATGTAATATCTACAATTAGATGTAAATAGATTATTGTATTTACTGTTTAGGTTCAGTGTCTATGAAGTTTATTAGTGGCATATTCAAACTTTCGTCGTTTGTCGTTACATCTACTCGTTGTTGAGGTTTACCGTAAAAGTATTCAAAGAATAATTTAACCGACCATTGTTCTTGATTGTCTAAACCTTTCTTTAACGCCTCTAAAGCTTTAGCGTTCATAGGTGTTAAGTTCTCTATTAGTTTCTGTTCTTCTGCTTTACTCTTACGACCTGAACCTTTCCTAGCACCGCCGTTGTTTTTTCTTTTATCCATAATTGAAATAAATTGATTAACCAATCTTACTATATAATATAAATAAGTCTTATTTATTTGTTTCGGGTTCTTCTAAGGTAAAATTAAACTCCGACATAGACCATACCCTTATCTGTTCGCAATAGTCTTTAAATTCACTTGTATTAAGTTCTTTACTTGTATCTGCTATAAACATATCTTTTAGTATTTCGTGCATCTCGAACTTATGGTAACCCAAGTAATTACCTAATGGTATTACTATACACTTAAAATAGTATTTGTTTTGTGCGTGTGTTCTATTCACCTTTCATTTTATTGTTAAACTTTTCTTCTATTGCTTGTCTACTATGTTTTATTTCGTTTCGTTTAATTTCTGGTATACCTTCGTATTCTTTTGTTTTTACTTGTTTCATATATTCGTCACAACATATAGCGTCTTTACATACTAACCCATTTGTAGTTGCTGTAAACTTTACTTTATATATATCTGTAGTCTTACTACATTCGTTACAAATAAACTTCATTTCGTTAAAAGGTATTCTAATAGTTGTAACGGTGTGTATATTCTTAGTTGATTACTATACATTTTATATATCTGTATAAACTCTTTATTTTCTTCGTCAAATATCCAAAAGGTTTTTACTCCGTTGTCTATTTGTTTTCTTAGTATGTTCTTAATGTTCTTGTATTTCATATTCTTTATATATATGTATTAAGTTTTCTATTTCGTCTTTTGGTAAATAACCTGTCTGATGTATTACAGTGTGTACTATTTCTGGCACTGCTATTAAGTTGTCTAAACTATTGTTGTCGTGGTTAAAGTCTATATGGTGAACGTGCCAACCTTTAGGTATTTCTTCTATATGTTCTTCGTATAATTTTCTATATTCCATTTTATTTTCTGTATAGTGGCGTCCACTTTGTATTTGCGTACGAGTTTTCTTTTGTAGTAGATAGTGCACGTATTCCGAATTGCATTTCGTACCCGTAGTCTTCTGTTATTATTTCTGGTAGTGTTATTACTTTGTCTTCTATATTTTCGTAGTCGTTTATTATAGAAGGTTTTACATATCTAGTTTTAGTACGACCTATTAATTTACCTTTAATTATTTTCGACATATTTTTCTATTTCAAATTCTAAGTGTGCTTTAGCTTTAGTTAAACATTCTATTGGTGTGTCGTGTTTGTGGTACGATCTTAATATGTAAGTTACTGCTGTTGCTAGGTGATAGGGTAAATCAAAGTTGTCGCATACCTTCCTAGCTTCGTAACCGTTTAACCCTTTGTAGTATTCTGGTACTCTATTATCTATTTCTATCTTTTTCGTTGGTGTTACATTTTCCCAGTTAGGTATCTTACCACCAGACCATTTATTATCTTTATCTTGTATTACTTCGTTTTGCCATTCTAAGTTCCTATCGAACTCGTAATAGTGTTTACTCTTTTTCATATAAAAAATATAATTTAAAATTCTTTCCTACTTTCTTTAATACTCTTTTATACTCTTTAACTTCCTTTTTCTTTTTGTAGCGTGGGTTCTTCGAGTTTAGTTTACGTTTCTTCATATCTTAGTTATTACGTCTTGCATAAATAAATACATTGTTTTTAAACAACTACTACAATTTGTATTTACACTGTATGTAGTGTCGTGTATTGTATTATATAATTCTATTAGTCTTTGTTTACTCTTTACGTCTTTTATTTTTCCGTTGTCTATTAGTTTCCATACTTCCTTTATTTCGTCTTTAAGGTGTGTAGGTATTTCTTTAGGTGCTTCGTAAATTTGTGTAGCTAACCAATATTCTTTAGGACATTCCATAACACCCATACTTGCTTTAATTCTCATAAAACAACCGCATACTTTACAACTACCTGTAGGTTTAAAATATTCGTCACAATCTCTACATACTTCTAACCTAGCTTTGTATATTTCTTTATTTACAAAAAACCTATTCATTTAACTTTTCTTTAAGTAATTGTCTTACGTTATCTATTGTAGTAAACAAACTGTTTCTACTTATTCCTGTTTTCTTTGCTAAACTATCTAATGTATTTGCTTCGTAATAGTACAACTTAAACAACTCCCTATCGTACCAATACATCTTGTCTAGTTGTTTATCTATTTCTTCTAACTTCTTATACTGAAAGTTATTTACTTCGTTCGGTATGTTGTAAAGGTTCTTCGGGTTTGTTAGTTCTCCGTTTTCTGTTATATCGTAAGTACAGTTAATACTTGAACTATCTATTTTTGTGTAGTATTTTTTATACTTATAATAATAAGGACTGTTCTTACTTTGTAGACTTCTTCTTATTACTACTGCTCCGTATCTTATTAAACCCTTTTCGCCGTCCTTGTCGTATATTCCTTTTAGTGTGTCGGGGTTCATCTGTAACATATATAAATAAAATTCTTGTATAACTTCGTCTACTTCGTTCTTGTCGGTAGTAAGTCCGTAAGTCATTTTCTCAAAGTGACTTCTTAGGTCTGCTAATATTTTATATATCTCGTTCAATTTTTATGTCTTGTACTTTATCTATAAAGTTATAACCTTCTTCACTTAATAAGTGTTTATATAATCTAACAGTATTTCTATTCTTTTCGTTTTCTAGTCCTGTTAAATATCCGTTTACCATAGCTGTAAAGTGTGTAGGTATTAGACTTATAAAGTCTTGATAGTTAGCAAGTACTAATACGTCTTTTCTATAGTTGTTGTGGTGTTCTATAATTATATTTGCTACTTCTATAAAGTCTTTGTATTTGTCTTCGTTTTTCGTGACGTCTTTTATAGTTGCGGTTATCATATCTAAATACACTTGTAAAGCTATTTCGTGTTGGTAGTTTATACTAATCGGTTTTAATAGCATTTACTTTTTCTTTATAAAACATTATCATTTCTTCGTATTCGTGTCGCATATACTTTACAGTCGTTCTACTTAGTTCTTGGAGTTCTTCACTCTTACCTTCACCGATCCTAACGTCTATAAGTTTCCCGAATGTATATTGTTCACCTTGTCCGAATAGGTTACACTTAGGACATTGTACCTGTACGTTTTCTTCATTCCACCTTGTAGCGTGGTGTTTCCTACTTTGAAAGTGTCCTGCGTGCATTTTCTTATAGTGTGCTGTTTTTCCACAAGTCCAACACTCTACTATTCCGTCTTTACTTGCGTTTCTTAATCTAATAAATAAACTAAACCATTTGTCTAACTCCTTTTTTAATTTACTTATAGTTTTCACAATTCAATAATATAAATATTTCTTTTTTATTTTAATATTTTTTTATATAGTTACGAACAATCTATTGTGTATATTGCTTCGTCTGTGTTTATAACCCCTACAATCTTTTGTATTTTTACGGTCTGGTTAAATTCTGTGTTTCTATTTAGTTTCTTCAGTTCCCAATTAAAGTTGTAACCCCTCATATATAAAAGACTAACATTAAATAAGTAAATAGTGTTTTCCATTTTAACGACATATATAAATATCTTATCGAACTCTTGTGCGTACATTGTGTTGTAGCTGTACTTGTCGAACTCTATAAATGTTTCTTTATAGTATTGTGATCGTACTTTTATTTCGTAAATATTCTTTTCGTCTTCTGCGTCGAACCTGTTATACTCATATTCGCAAGGTTGTATGTTTTTCTTTACACTCCTTAATATGTCTATAACTTCATATTCTTTTACTTTCATAAAGTTTATTTATTTCTTCACCTGTTAAATTCCTTGTAAGTATTTCTAATAGTTTGTTTTGTAGTCTAACGTCTTCTGTTAAAGTATCTACTAATATACGTGCTTTACTTACAGGGTTAATTGCTGTATTCTTCAAATCTTGCAT